AAGGAATATAGAGTATGGATTTAACAACATTTATTCAAAACGTTAACGGAAAAGATTTTGCTAAGGCACAAGTCATTTTCGATGATATGATGAATGCTAAAGTAACTAATGCTTTGGATAAAGAAAAAGTGAAATTAGCAGGACAAATTTTTAATGGTGATCCTGAGGAAAAAGATGACGGACTACCAAGCGACGTTGAACCAGAAGAGATTGCAGATACTGAAGAAGAGGATAACGAAGACGAGGGAACGTCTGACGGAAGTGATTCTGAAGAGGAATCAGGAGAGGAAGAATCCGAATCAGAAGATGAAGTAGAAGATGAAAAAGTTCAGGCAGCTTAGAGAAGCTAAGAAAAAAGGAATGCCACCCGGAGATCATGTTTATGATAAAAAAATTAGTGGGGTGGAAGTAATGGTTCATAAAGAAAAAGGCAAATTTGTTTTATACATCGATGGCGACAAACTCGATGACTTTCCAAATTTAAACACCGCCAAAAAAGCTGGTGAAGAATTTGTGAAACAAGCAAAGGGATAATAAATGAAACTTATAAGCGAATACGTAGAAAACGAGCTTAAAGCTACGATCACTGAAGACAAAGAGAGTGGCAAAAAGAAGTATGTCATCGAAGGCGTATTTGCACAAGCGGAAGAAAAGAATAGAAACGGGCGTATGTATCCAAAGCCGATTATGGAAAAGGCTGTAAATAAATACGTTACGGAACAAGTTAAATCTAAAAGAGCAGTTGGAGAATTAAACCACCCTGACGGGCCGACTGTTAATTTAGACAAGGTTTCACACATAATTACTGACATGCGTTTTGAAGGTAATAATGTTGTGGGAAAGGCATCTATATTGCCAACTCCAATGGGGAAAATTGTAGAAGGTTTACTTGACGGAGGAGTTCAATTGGGTGTTTCAACTCGTGGAATGGGTAGCCTGCAGAAACAAGGAGACATGATGGTCGTCAAAGACGATTATATTCTTAATACGGTTGACATCGTACAAGATCCATCAGCACCACAAGCATTCGTTAATGGAATTATGGAAGGTGTCGAATGGGTATGGAATAATGGAATCCTAGAATCTCAGGTCATTGAAAAGATAGAGACTGAAATTAAACAAGCGTCGAAAAGTAATCGCCCAGCGATTCAGCAGCGTGAGTTCAAGAATTTCCTCTCGTTACTCAAACAATCTTTATAAGGGAGAATCGTATGTCTGACGATCAAATACAAAACGATCTGGAAGAAGTAATCGATCCCAAAGCTGACGAGAACGAAGCAATGGAGGAGAAAGCTACTTTCGATCCTGCTAATGCTGCCGATCAGGCAGTTGCGCAAAATCAAAAGGCTGATGACGCTGCACCAAAAGCAACGCCACCAAAGACTAAGGCTGGTATGGTCAATGCGATGTATCAGAAAATTAATTCCATGAAGAAAGATCATCTTTCTGCCAACTATGGCAAAATTATGTCCGACATTGAAGACATGATGAAAGGTGAAGGATCTCATGGTAAAAAATCTGTTATGTCTCAAAAGACATCTATGAAAGATAGCTATGATTTCGAAGAAGATCTTAATGCTCTTGTCGAAAGTGAAGCAACTCTTTCTGATGAATTTAAGTCTAAGGCTGCGACAATTTTTGATGTTGCAATTAAGTCTAAAATTTCTGAAGAAGTAGAAACTTTAGAAGAAAACTATCGCAATGAACTTGATGAAGCCATGGAAACTCAAAAGAAGGAAATGGTTGAAAAAGTTGATAGCTACCTAAACTATGTGGTTGAACAATGGATGGAAGATAATAAAGTTGCCATTCAAACTGGTCTCAGAACTGAAATTGCTGAAGGTTTCATGAACAATCTTAAAGATTTGTTTAAGGAGTCTTATATTGAAGTACCTGAGGAAAAAGTTGACCTAGTTGACGACCTTGCCGAGCAAGTTGCTGAGTTGGAAGAAAAACTCAATAAGCAAACCGAGCAGGCAATTCAAACCTCTGAGGAGCTGGAAAATTATAAGCGTGAATCGATTATTCGTGAAGCTGCTGCTGATTTAGCAGAAACTCAGGTTGAAAAGCTTAAAAAGCTAACCGATGAAATTGACTTCGATGCAGAAACATTTGCTGATAAAGTAAAAACTGTTAAAGAACAATATTTCAAATCTGACAAGTCTCAGGACGTTGTTGTAGAAGTTGATGAAACCGACGAAGACGGTGTTGTTGAAGCTACTACTGATGTCATGAACACCTACTTAACTGCAATCCGTAAATCTGCAAAATAAAGGGAGGACCCAATGCAACAGTCTTACGATAAATTAATTGAAAAGTGGGCTCCGGTTCTTAACGAAGAATCTGCGGGCAAGATCACTGATCACCACAAGAAAGCAGTTACTGCTGCTGTTCTTGAAAACCAAGAAATGGCTCTACGCGAAGAGCGTGGCCAAGCGAACTACCTCGAAGAGGCAACTGGAGCTCCTGCTAACGCAATTGGCTCTGCTTCTAATTGGGATCCGGTTCTTATTTCACTAGTACGAAGAGCTATGCCTAATCTCATGGCTTATGACGTTGCTGGTGTTCAGCCAATGACAGGACCAACTGGTCTTATCTTTGCAATGAAGTCGAGATATCAAGGTGGATCTACTTCCAACCGTGAAGCTCTCTTCAATGAAGCTGAAACTAAGTTCTCCGGTGACTCTGGTGGAACTCATGACTCTGACAACGCGTCAGGTCTTAACGTAACCAATGCTAACAGCCCAAATACAATCGACTCTGATAGACTTACGAATATCATGGCCGGTGGTATGCCTACTGATAAGGCTGAAGCTCTTGGTTCAACTGCTGGTTCTGTTTTCCAAGAAATGGGATTCACTATTGAGAAAGCTACTGTGACTGCAAAGTCTAGAGCTCTTAAAGCTGAATACTCCATGGAATTGGCGCAGGATCTTAAAGCTATCCATGGTTTGGATGCTGAAACTGAATTGGCGAATATTCTTTCTACTGAAATTCTTGCTGAAATTAACCGTGAGGTTATTAGAACTATCAACTCTCAGGCTAAAACTGGTGCTCTTCAAGCAAACACTGCCGTTAATGGTGTGTTTAACTTGACCTCAGATGCTGATGGTAGATGGTCAGTTGAGAAGTTCAAAGGTCTGATTGTTCAGATCGAAAGAGAAGCCAATATCATTGCAAAAGAGACACGTAGAGGTAAAGGTAACTTCATCGTTACTTCTTCTGATGTAGCTTCTGCTCTTGCAGCTTCCGGAATGTTGGACTATACTCCTGCAATGTCAACCAACTTAAATGTTGATGACACAGGTAGTACTTTTGCCGGCACACTTAACGGACGCACAAAGGTTTACATTGATCCTTATGCGAACGTTGATTATTGTACTGTAGGTTATAAAGGAACAAATGCATATGATGCTGGATTGTTCTATTGTCCTTACGTACCTCTTACAATGGTAAGAGCGGTTGGTGAAAACACATTCCAACCAAAAATTGGATTCAAAACCAGATATGGTATGGCTTCCAATCCTTTCGTTGGCACTTCGCCATCAGACGGACTAGCTTCTGTTAAGACTAACACTTATTACAGAATTTTCCGCGTAGACAATATCCTTGCTTAATAATTAAGGATAGTCTCAACC